GCGGCGGGGGCGGCTGCGGAGTTGCAGCTACAGGCGCGGGCGGCGGGGCAGGCTGCTGCAAACCACTGTCACCACGCCCTGCAACGTCATTCAAACGGGCCTGCTGGCGCGCGTAGGGGCTATTAGGTCCGGGCGTCCCAAACTTGTCAGTCAGGTAATTGTCTACGCGCTCTAGCCAGCTATCATCCTGAGAAGGGGAAACGCGGGTGCCAAGCTTTTTAGCAATCTTGTCAGCGATGTACCGGCCAACCGCATTTGACGGGCCTACCTCCTCGACGGGAGCATCTGCAACCTGTGCCTGAGCAGCAGTTTGGTTTGCGCCTGCGGGAGCAACAGAAGTGGGCGTCGAACTAACAACAGAGAGGTCAGGCGGCGTATATCCAAGGGCACCTGCCGCCGCCGCATACCTCTGATTGTAAGGGTCACCATAGCTTGCGACTGTTGGGCCATAACTGGTGACTGGCGTAACCCCTTGAGCGACTACTGAGCGGTACTGATTTGCATATGGGTCAGTCCCAGCATTAAAGGAATTTGCCAAGTTTTGAGGCTGCCTAAAAATGTCTGTGCGCCCAGCAGGGTCAACCACAACAGGTGAGCCAACAAGGCCCGGTTCAGAGGCAATCCTGTCTGTAGTTCTCTTTTGAGACAAAGCGTCTGAGCCAATACCAAGATTGGCCGCTGCTGCGGGGGAATCAGTCCAAACAAGATTTCTGGCAAGATAGCCTGTGCGCGGATCAGCAACAGGCCCCAAAGACGGGTAGCTGGGCGTCACACTTGCAACGGCTCTAGGCATTGGCGCGGATGCAAGGGCGCTTCCAGCGGGCATAGGGAGACCAGAAGGATCAGAGGTTGCTGCGATGCGGTCACGCACATCCTGAGCAGCAGGGGAATACGGAGAAGGCGGTGTGCGGTAATCGCCGTAACCCTGCGCGAACGCCCTGCTAGCAGGCATCTGGCCGTATGTGTCGCGGTCATACTGTGCCACGCCACTATCAGCGAAGGGGGAGTTCGCACCCGCAAAAATGTCTTCGCTAGGACCAGCGGCTGCGCCAAGGCCACCGCGCTTGGGCGGGCCAGACGTAATAGAAGGACGCTGCTCCATATTAACAACCGGGCTACCACCCAGCTTTGTGGGGTCAGCCGGAACGCGGTCCTGCATCTTGGGAGCCGTAGAGCCAAGCACGCTGCTACCGCGCGCGATGTCACTCAAAACCCGGTCAGCCGCTAATGTAGAAGGCGTGATCGTGCCAGCGGTCTTATCTACGCCAGCACGCGGGCCAAATCCCTTGGCGCGCTCTGTTGCAAGGCGGGCTTCGTTTTCCTTGCGAATATTGCCCAGAACAGACTTGCTGATAGCTTTTTCATTCGCAAATTTGGCGTCCTGCGCACTCTTAAAGCTGCTCCCCTGCCCGCCCATGGGGCTTTTGGGCTGCGACTGGCTACTCTTCTGGGACCCCATGGTGCTACCACGATCATTGCCACCACCCCCTCCCCCACCACTGCCGGGGAAATTGGAGTTCTTGGACGGCGTAGTGCGCGCAGGCCCACCAGAGCCTGTGCCGCCCATCATGCCGCCGCTGGGGCCTTGGTTCTTGCTGCCGCCACCGCCGCCGCCCTTGCTAGCATTAGACTGACTTGCGCTCTTCATGGACGCGCCAGCAGCGGTCTTACTATCATTAGCCCCACCAAGGACGCGATGCTTACGATCATCCGTGTCCTTAATCGTGAAATACTTGGGCTTCTTTGCCATTCTAGACCTCAGAAGTTAATGCCAGCGCGCGGCTAACTGTGTCACTATCAGCATATTTTGCGCGGTCTGTCACGCGGCCACCCTTATTGAAGTCAGAGAAACGAGCTTTTTCGCGCATTTCCTCAGTCAGGCGAACGCCAAGTTGTTGGCGAGGACCATCCGGTGTCTGCGCAGTAACAACTTCAATCTTAGGCTTTTCACCCGTAGCTTCTTTGAAGACATCCTGTACATACTTAACAAATGCGCTGTCGTAGTATTTGCGCATTCCCTCGCCGCCAAATTTCATTTCATCGCCGGAAACAGAATAACGTTCTAAGCCCTCAAATTTGCCACTTTCAATAACTTCTTTGTTCTTCAACAATTTAGAAGCGAGTTCCTCGCCAATAAATTCCGGCAATTTATCTGGTGTAACACCATTTTTTTCAAACACTGCTGACCCATTTTTAATGGCAACAATTCTTCCGGCGTATTGTTTTCCAGATGCTGAAACAAATGGGGGATTGTAGGTAATGCGGTCAGCAACCTTACTCAAACTGTAGCGTTGAGCCTGAGCCTCGCCCGGTGTCCATGTGAAATAATCAGCGCCACTGTCAAACGCCTTATCAAGCTGCTTTTTAATGGTCAACTTTGACCAACCTTCCATAGACTTTACAAACGGGCCAATTGGAGCAGCCACAGTGTTTGGTATTGCCGCGTCAAGCTCCGCTCCACGGGCGATTAAATTATTGAGGGTCTCTCGCGCAGATTTTACTTCAGGACTTGCATCAAGAGCGTCTTGGCGGCGTATGTGGTATTCATTCCACGCAGGGTCGCGCCATGCCTTAGGCTCAGGGCCAATTGCCTCACTTACACGATTAGAGACTTCCGTTAGGTAATCTCGCGCTTTTTCAATTGCCTTTTCATTGGCGTAGTATTCGTTTGCCCACTTTTGGTAAACAACCGGATCATAGAACCCGCTCTTGCGCCCAGACTTTGCAAGGTCACTTTGCGCCTCTTCCACGTTCCATGCTTTGTACGGACGATTTGCTCCCGGCGTCTCTATGTTCAAAATCTGTGACCGCGAATGAGCAAGATAACCGGGGTACTGGGGGAAATGACCGCTGGTGTAAACCTTGCGTTCGTCGCCACCAGCCTCCATCAAATTATCCAACGTGCCGCGCTCAGAGACAGTAAGAGGCATATCGCCCAGCGCACCCTCACCGTATTTTTCGCGCAACTGCTTAACGTATAAATTGTACGCCTTCATGGCATTTGGCATTTTATACAGGTCTTCGCTGTATCCCTCGCCTCCACGGGTAACGTAAGCGTCACCATAACGGCTACCCGGACCATACTGAACTGGCAGACCAAGACCGCCCATTTCAGCAATGGTTGCGTCAATCATTTTTTCACGAAGAGCATCCTTTTGTTCGTCAATTTCAAATTGACGCCTCCAGTAATTTTCCATCCCCTGAACAGATTTATCTGCGTCAGATGAATCAAATTCTGCATTTAATTTTTCATCTTCAGCTTTTAACTTATTCCACTCCTCCATGTATGGAGCAGATGCTGTTGGTGTGGGTTTAACATCTTTACGGCTTGTAGGCTTGTTCCCGCCCAACGTAACATCTTCAGTCTGGAAACGATTATTCCTCAAGTAATCCAACAATTCTTCTTTGGAAATTTTGGGAGTTGTGGACAGGAATACATCAGTACCTGTCCAGCGCAATTCTTCAGGAGATACACTCTTCTTCAGCATGGCCAGCGCCTGCTGGCCCGTCATTTTCTCCATAGGAATGGCCTGCGCAGCCTCCATGGCCTTGGAGAACCAGCGCGCAGGACCAGCCTCAGCCTCTGAAGGGTCCATAAGGTAATTAATCGTGCCAATGCCAGCAGCCTTGGCGTACTTGCTACCCGGTCCAAAACCTACGGCCAAACTGGCGGTCAGCGGGTCATTAGTCGCTATGCCTTCCGCCACATCCATGCCAGCAGCAATGGGGGCCGTGAACGGGATGGCATAGAATGGCGCGGTCTTAAAGTCATAAGCCGCCTGAGCCACGCCACTCATATTGCCAGCAACGTCATACGGCGCAGAGCCAACGCTGTACTCTCCCCCAAACAGGGGCATGTCCACCTTGACTTCGCGGGTGGGACGGTCACCCACATGCGTCATCTGCTGGATTTCGCGGGGCTGTGCGGCAACCGCAGCCTTGGTGGCCTCATACTGGGCTATATCGCGGTCAGGGACGGCGTATTGCTCCATGAGGGCATCAAAGGTAGCGGGGTCCATAGACGCCTTCTGGCCCACTTCCTGAGGCGTTGGCGTGCGTGCCGGATCAGGCCCCGGCGCGGTAGGCGGGATCAGATTACCCTGAGCATCGTACTTGTTGCCCTTGGCGTCTTCCATGAGGACGCCGCCTTCCTGCTTGGCGATGCGGAGGGCATCGTTAACGTCATCGTCTTCATCAACAGCGCCGCCATCAGCATAGCTGCGAATAATGTTAACCAAATCCTCGTTGCCCGGAAAAACAACGTAATTTCTTGTGCCCGTCCCAAGACCGCGAGACTGACTATCTAGGAACTTCACACCCGGCAAGCCAAGGCTCTGCAAGTCTTTTGACACGCCAACAGGCGTGCCACCGCCAATTTCACCGCGCCCCATAATAATTGACTGAATTGGGGTATCCAGCATGGAACCTTTTTCCATGTTCCACGCCTTCAACGCAGAATTTAACTGGCGCGGGCCATTTTCTTTTGCGCGCAAATACCCCTGCTTTTTAAGTTGGTCACGCATGTATTCTCTAAAAGCCTCAGGCTGCTCTGAGATTAGCTTGTCCCAATCCACAAAAGCATTGGGGTCAGAGTTAATCCCAACTTCATACATATGCCCTTCATTGCGGACAAATTTACTGGGGTCTAGCGTGCGGTGGTAAGCCAAATCAGATGCACCATAATCATCTGGGTTGATCTTACCTTCCATAATTATAGAACGCGGGGAGCGCCCAGTTAATACGCGCTCCCAAAACCCGCGCTGTGCGTTAAGTTTAGACCATCCTTCATTATCAAGATTACGTTCGCGCGAAATTTTGTAGAGGTCATCATAAATGTCCTGCGCGGATTTTCCCTTGTAAGACCAATCGCGGGCTTTTGTGTAGCTTTCAGCCAAGGGTTCGCTTTCAGCAAAATAGCCGCCATATCCGTATGCTTGCGCGCCTTCCCCGCTGCCAATTTCGCGGGGAGTAAACCTAAACTCATCAAATTTATGGGGAGAGCCATGGTAAGCGCGTATGCCTTTCTGAGCAGCCTTCTCCCCTTCACCCGTGATTAGCTTCAACGCCTGATCTACAATATCACCAACAACGCGCCCCTTGCCCGCGTATCCCTCGCGCACAGCACCGCCGTCAGCCTTCTGGGGCGCACTGGCCTGATAATCATTGTCAGCCATGGTAGCCGCCAAAGCCTGCTTGGGGTCAAGGTTCTCCATCAGGTTATAGCCCAGCATGGCAGATGCGCCTGCAATGCCGTACTTGCGGATGATGGAGATTAGTTTGTCATCAAAGACAACGTAATTACGGGTTTGAGAGGGAGGTGATTTTGCGGCATCCCAGTTTGCCTTCGCCACATCTAACGCCGCCTTTGCTTGTGATGTTGGATTTTTTTCATACGCCGCATAAGCGTCCCAATAAGCATTTTCTGCGTTAAACGTTGAACGCGGAGTCACGCGCGAACCAGCGTCTAGGAATTGTATTCCCTTTACCCCCCTTTCTGATGCCTCTTGAGCAAAAATAGGAGCCTCAATTCTACGTGCCAAATCAGACCCATCCGGTCTATTTTTTGACAAATAACTGAAAGCGTCTTTAACTTTTTGCGGCTGTTCCTCCCACGGAGCATCGTAATTAATAAAATCATTTCTAGGGTCAGCAGCGATGTTGACCTCGTACATGCGGCCATATTGCAAATGAGGATTACGGTTTACAGTATCCATAATCATCATATTTCTAATTTTATCTTTTTCAGACTGAAGGTTCTCAAGCTCACCATAGTTGTTATCTAGGCTGATAAATCCTTCTGGGTCAGAGAGATTTTTCTGCCTAGTTTCCACATCAGCTAATTGATTAGCGAACTTTTTTAACGCCTCATCATCTGGCTGAACGTCCTCATACCTGAATTTATTAGACGAAAGGGCGTCACGATAATGACGCGCAATACCCTCATTGCCCGCAAAATACAGCCCGTGCCCATAAGCCTGAGCGCCCTCGCCAGTGCCAATCTTCGACATGTCGAACTTGTCAAAGTCATGTGGGCTACCGTGATAAGCGCGGATGCCTGTCTTGGCGGCTTCCTCGCCCTCGCCAGTGGCCAGCTTTAACGCCTGATCTACGATGTCTCCAACTACACGGCCTCTGCCTGCGTAGCCTTCGCGGATAGAACCGCCTTCAGCCTTGACTACTTTTGGCCCAGTCATAGGGACAAAACCGCGCTGCAACTCCTCCCACTTTTCAGCCCCGTGCAAAGCCTCAAGTCTGGGGTCACGTATCTTGCTTACACTTTCTTCATATCCGCCGTCAGGAAATTCCCTGCGAACGTAATATCCGTAACTTCCCTGCGGGTTCTTTGGGTCAACGTAATAGTTAGTAATAGTCCACGGAGGCTGTCCAGTTCTGCGGGAATGCTCTGTGGTGTAGCGTGTGCCAATTTCCATAGGAAATGCGCCAGACGCCTTCATCTGCTGGACTATTTCGTTTACAGATTTTGCCCGCTCCCGTATGTCTCCCGTGAGGCTCTTATGAAAGTCCATGAGGCGCTTCGTTTCTTGAAGCTTTGCAATATCGTTTGTATCCTCGCCAAGGCGTTTGGCGGTATTAAAAACATCTAGGTTTTGCGCCGCTCTTTCAGCGGCACTAGGAGCAGCCTCTTTTGCGCCGCCAGCAATTAGCTTCAACGCCTGCTCAACGATGTCTTTCTTGCCCGCCATTTACTCTTACCCCGCAAGACCCGGATTAGGCTTCTTTTTACCCGGCTTCTTGGGCGCGGGTTCAGGTTTCATCGCAGCCTGTGTTTGCAGCTTCTGCATATCAAGCTGGTGCATTTCCTTGTCGTGATCCATCTTCAACGCATCACGCTGCAAGTTGACCATGGCAAGCTTCTCACGGCTATCACGCTCTTCAGCGCGGTTCTGGCCGTCAATCGTAATGTCCTTGTGTTCAATCTCAAGCTGCTTGCGCTTTAGCTCAAGGTCAGCGGCATCGTTCTGGGCGCTCATCATAGCGGCCTGAGCGTTCAGCATGTCAGCCGGGTTCTGAGGCTGGCCCTGCGGACCCACGCCAATCTCAGCGGCGGTCTTAGCTGCCTGCACTTCCTTCAGCTTGGCGTCAGACTGAGCCGTGAGGCTTTCGTTGGCAATCTTGGCCTTCTTCTCATCAATCTCAGCCATGGCCTTCATGGCTTCCGGCGAAATAGACCCGTCCTGCTTCTTTACGAACTCATCCGGGTTGTAGCCAATCGTGCGGATGGCCTGACGGTTGACGGCGTTCAGGTCAAACATGTCCGGGGCCTGTGTCGCCAACTGGATCAGCGCCACCGTCTTCATCATGCGCTGCGTCTGGCTGGCGGTGTTAGGATCAGCCTGCGGGACAAGGTAGTAATTGTTAATGGCCTGATTGAACGTCTCTTGATCCCACGGATAGGCAGGCTTCTTGATGCGCTGCCAGAAGCTCTCCGGGTTCTCGCGGAAGCACTCCACCAGAAGCTGGAACTCCTCAGCCTGCGCGGCGTGCAGGCGCTTGTGGACGCTGTTGAGGACCTTGGTGGCCTGCTCAATGATGGCCAGCGTAGTGCCCACAGGAGCGTCCTGACGGCCTTCTCCAACAGCCATCTCAGCCGTACCGCCCACGCGCTGGCCGTACTCAGCGATGCTCTGCGCAAGGTTATAAAGTGCAGGGCTAGGTTCCTTGTACGGCAGCGGCATGATGGCATCGCTGATCTTCATGCCGTTGGTCTTGACCGTAGCAGAACCACCGGGAGGAACGCGGAAGATGTTGGTGTTCTGGCGTGCGCCCTGATCAGCCATCAGGAAGCCGGGGAAGCTGGCAAACATGCCCGCGTCCAGCAGTTCACGCCATGCAGCCGTCACCGCATTTGTCGTGTTGCCCAGAATGTGCAGCAAGCCAATGTCGTAGAAGCCCAGACCCGGCACAAACGGGTACTTTACAAACACGCGCTTGGCCGTGGGGAGGTTGTCATCCTCGCGGTAGTTGCGCACGATGCTGAGGATTTGACGGCTGCTCAGGTCAATGGTGACGCGATACGGGACCTCAAGGCCGGAAGGCTTGCCCTTCCACTTATGCTCATACCCCTTGATGTCCAGTTCGCAGTAGCACTCGTAAATCTCGCGGTCACGGTCCTCATGGTTCATCACCGTATTGGACACGCCCTGCTGTGCGTTCTTCTCTTCCTTCGCCGGGTCCAGTTTGGCTTCCTGCGGCTCAGAGAGCGGCACATCACGATATGCGCCAATGATCTGCATCCGCTTCACAACAGACGGGCGCATCATAATGCGGTGCGTAATGCGCTTGGCGCTCTGCAAATCAGTCGCGGCGTTGTTAACAATCAGGTCTTCCGCATCAATGCTCTCGCTCACGGGGCGATTGCGAAGCGGGCAATAATAGACCTTTTTGAAGCCATTTCCGCCAAAACCAACCATAAATAGCATACGGTCAGTGTCAGGGTAGTATTCAGTGGCCACCGTTGTCAGGTAGTGGTTCATGTCCTTCTCAAGGGCGTTCGCAAGCTCATCCAGTTCATCGCTGGAGTTGTTGCTATCGTCCCTGATCTTGACGGGGCCATCAGTGGGCAAAAGCTCAGAGCGCGCGTTGGCTTGGAAACGCAATACACTCTCAAGCAGTAGCGGATGGCGGACTTTGCTCATGCCTTCCACGGGTGCGCCATCGCTTGAACCCTGCATACCGGGAAGTTCAATCTTCAAGCCCAGAAGCTTCAGGCCCTGAGCGCGGTCCTCAACCCAGTCACTACGGGTCTGGATGTCCGCCTCAATGCCGCGCAACAGTTCGTCACTGATGCGGGAAAGCTCTAGCTCATCAATCTTTTCAGCTAGGTTGTCGTACCATCCTGCGGGTTCGTCTGAGGCGTCTGCGCGGGATATTGGCCCTCCGTCAATGCTGACGGTGATGTCGCCGTTCTCGTGTTCGATACGGAGGACATTCCCTGCCTCATCCAGTTGTTCGTTAGAACCGCCTTCGTCCGCGTTAACAACGACAATATCATCTAGGTCCATCTCCTCAGTTTCAGGGGGAACAAGGCGCAAATTGGGGTTCAGGCCCGGAACAGCCATTAGTTTGTCCTCATGTTCTGCGTGACAAGGCTGTCAAAGCCCTCGACGCGGCGAATTGCTTCCATAGCCGCGTCTTTATCACTTTTTGCGGGGATGCTGAAGATAAATGGCGTGTCCACGCCTTCCGCATGAGCCTCCACTTCGTAAACGCCATTTTCATGGCTGCGGATGAAAGCCTGCACACGGAGCATGTAAATAACCTTTTACACGGGGTATAGGGGTTTATCGTCTGAATTGCCCTTAAATGCAAGGCTGTCCGCGAGTTCAGCCGTGCGCTCTGCGCCGCGCATTAACATTCCGGTATTGCGGAGATAGCGAAGGGCCTGCGTAACCGTGTCTACCAAGTCATCGTTCTTGCCCTTGGGAAAGCTGGCGCACTCAGTGATCACCATGTCAGCCCACGAAAAGGCCATTGGGGCATAAACAAGCCCATCAGCCAGAAGATGCTGGACGCTATAAGCACGGGCCACCTTATCCTGCCCCTTGGGGTCAATAAGCTGCACGCCCCAGTCCTCATAGCCGTAGACGCGCCTAAGCTCCTGCGCCACGCTTACACCAGCGGCCTTGTTTTCTATTAACATATGATCGACTTTGAACCGCCTGTTCGTCGCGGCAATCTTCTCGACTAGCTCATGGAACTCCAGCTTCGCACGCCATGCGTTCATTAACATCAGGCGCGGCACCTCGTTCTCATCGTCAAAGACGCCCCACACCGTCATCGCGGAGTAATCGTTCTCTTCCTTCGTCGTGTACGCGGTATCAATGGAGGCGATGATAAAGTTGACCTCAGGGTAATTCTCGTTTGTCCAGTCCTGCCACCAGTCGCGCTTCAGGATACCGCCGCCCTTAGGCTCCGGGCGCTGCTGTAGCTGGCCCGCCGCGCCAAATGGCCCTAGCTGGCGTTCCAAGCGCGCTACAGACCGTTCGTCGTACCGCTCCGGGGTGAGTAGCTCCCCATCTTCCTCGCGCGGGTCTGACCATCCTATGGCGTTGGGATACAGGATTGCCGCGCGCTCTGGCTCATAGCGCATGGGCAGCATGAGGTGGACCCAATCGCTACCGGCATCGCTAGACAGGATATGGCCCGTCAGGTCATCCTCATGCAGCCGCTGCATAACGAGGATAATCGCGCCAGTCTTGGGGTTGTTCAGACGGGTGCTGAGGGAGTTATCGAACCACTCCAGCGTGCTGGTGCGCACCGTCTCGCTCTCAGCCTCAACCGCGTTATGCGGATCGTCAATGATGATGATGCCGCCACCTTCACCCGTCAGCGTGCCGCCCACAGATGTGGCAAGCCTGTACCCGCCTTGGTTGTTGTCGAACCTGATCTTGGTGTTCTGGTCACTGGTGATCTGGAAGCGGCTGCCCCAATACTTCTGATACCAAGGGCTTTCGATCAGACGGCGTGTCTTAACGCTATCGCGGATGGACAGGTTCTGCGCGTAGGACGCATGAAGGAACTGAACGCCGGGGCCAGAGGTGTCGCTGATGTCCCGCTGCGCCCACACCCATGGATCGAACGCCACGAGCATAGATGACTTGGACGTTCGCGGCGGCTGGTTAATGATCAGGCGTGTGATTTCACCATCGCACACCGCCTCAAGATGCTCTGCAATCGCTTTCAGGTGCCAGCTATCCACGAAGGGGTTGGGATCAATGTAGCGCCAACCCGCCTTGAGGAACTCATACAAGCTATTCTCATAGACCTCTGCCTCCATTTCCCTCATGGTCGCAAGCGCGTCTACGGGGCGATTGGGATCAACCCCTAGAGAGGCAAACAGTTTAGGGTCCAGAAGCATCCGCTTACCCTACAAGAAAACACCCGGAGTATGAGTTACCATAACATCCTTCTTTGTTTAAGTATTCAACGTGGCCCGTTCCGCCAATCCACCTGTCCATTGCTTCCTGCGTTAACATATGCGGGTGACCGGCGTGAGGCGGGAAATCCAGCCATTCAAACACGCGGAATACAGGCGCTGACCGCTTGGCATTGGCAATGATGCGCTCAGGGTCAACGCAATGCTGCAAAACGTTATACATCCAGACCTCATCGAAGCCTGATCCTGAGATGTCTTCAGCGTTCATCTGGATGTAGCGGATATTGGCTGCCTCATACCGCTGCTTTACCCAGTCCGGGTACGCGATGGGGTCAACAACCACGCCTTGCTTCAGGTTGAGGCACTTGAGCAGCATCGACACAGGACCGCCGCCAATGTCGAGAATGCGCTTCCCATCCGCGATAATTGCGCAGTTGTGCATGGGCAGGCGCATCATCTCAGCGTACACCCACTGCTTGCGCTCCTCGAAATAGGTATTAACGCAATTGCCCCAGAACCCGCGCTCAAAGGCGTGATTAGGGTCATGGAACTCCATGTTAGAGGTGATCATTGATGCTCCTTTTGATTAGCACACGGTCATCCACGCCAGCTTTCCGGCGCAAGTAGACAATCAGGAACGCAACGCAACATAACGCATGACTGAGATGGCTATAGCCTGTCTCAGGGTCTTTGTCCTCACCGGCCCACCACGCCCACATATGGCGCATGAGTGCGGAAAACGGGCGGCTCCAAGCCATGCCCTGCTCGAAATTGCGGGCACCGTATTTACCCGCCCCAAACTGAAGAACGAGCGCCATCTCCTCCAGAACTTCAGGCGGAAGTAAATGATAGGGCAGTTTGCCGTTATCGTCTTTGCGCCCTTCAGTCATGCTTCACCAGCGCGCGGATGGCGGCGGCGATAGTAGAAGTGATGTTTGATACGTGCATATTCCCGCCATCGTCAAAGTGCACTTGCTGCCACTTCTCTACTTCCTTCGCCGCCTCCTCCAGCACCACGGCGATGGCGGCTTCGATCTCAACGTTGAAGAACTGCGTGCCGTAGACTTTCTCTGCGGCAGTGCGTGCGCGCTCCACCAGATCGTCAGTCATCGCGGGCCTCCTGCGGCAGGGGGAGGATATAGATATGCGTTTTGATTTTGCCGTATGTCATCCCGCTTTCCTGCCCCCCCCGGCCACGCATTCAATGCGGCGGCGATGGCGGTTACGCAATCACCCTTTGGGACTAATACGCCAGCGTCATCAGCAAGACTGGTGTGTAGCGCCTCCACCACCTCATCCGGTATCATGTCAGGCTTGATCATGTGCGGCCCTCCAGCGCAGCGCGGGCTTTGTCGTAAAGGTTCAGGGGCAAGTCGCCGTGCGGCACATAGCTCAGAATATCCTCCAGCGCCGCCCGCAGGCGCTCGTTCTCAGCCTTAGCCGCAGCAAGCTCACCGTCCAGAAAGTCCACCTCAGCTTTGAGGGTGTTTATCGTAGGCCCTAAGTCACTGTTTTCCATAGCTATCACTAATCCGTGTTATCGCATTTCCCCGGCAAAACATCCTCATTCCGTGATTTGGAGAGGAAGCACTGGTCAGGCTCCTGATCATCGCCCTTGTGGAACCAGACTGTGGTTTCTGAATTGGTGAGATTATCCCACAAATAATGAACGCCCGTAACAGGGCGCTCACACAATGCACAGTTAATGTTAACACGCCGCTCGTTCACGGTTCATATCCGTCAGGGATCAGGTCCTCAGATGCGCTGACAATATGGCGTAACGCATCCTCATAACCCTTAAACATGACGCCAGCCATTGGGTGGTCCTTGTACTGGTCCGCGTAATCCATGGCGACATTGGCGCAGGCGTGAACAAGGCCAGCCATGGCACGCACGCCCCTTGCATAGGCTTCCTTCTCCTTTGGCCCATAGAAGCCATTAGAGCGCGCCCTAGCGGCATTGAGGGCCGCAGCCTTCATAGCCTCAATGATCTCATCACTTGCCATTAGCGGCCTCCTGAAGCTCAATAGCGCGGGCATGGTCGACATACGGCTCTATGGCCCTGTCGAACGCCTTTTCCAGTTCCTCCGCGTCCTGCATGTCCGCGACGAAATTGTCCGTGAACACATCCAGCTTCTTCTGGGCCTCACGCATACGCTTGCCCAACATAATGATCTGTAGCGGTGTCAATCTCGCCCCCATCCGTTAATCAGGCTGATTAGGTACATGGACAGGCCACATAACACCATGAAGATGTATGCAGCCCCCACAAATGACAGGAAATCACACAAGCGGGTCTTTAGGCGGGGGCGGGCGCTTGCCCTTGTCCACCAGTTCCCAGAGTTCCCTGCGTTCGCGCTCCTCGCGGACCACCAGCAGGACTTGCAGGATTGCATACGCCGCAAAGGTGAGAACCAGCAATGCGGCTAACTCGACTAGGCCAATGAAGATGTTACTCATCTGCGGCGTCCTTGCTGGCCTTGGCAGCCTTGCGGCGGACGGCGGACAGGGGCGGGGCCTCAATAGCGAATGCAGGCTCCTGCGCGAGGTTTGTAACCGCCATGCCCGCGACAGTGGCGCAGAAATTGACCATGTGGCTAGGGGTGTCAAACTTGCCTGAGCGCATAGCCTCACGAAGCAGGGACAGGAACAGTTCGCCATGAGTTGTGGTGTTCAGGCGTGTTTCTGTAGTCAGGAACTGCACTGCGCTATCGTGGACATGCGCCACTAGCTCTGCGTACTGGTTGCCTTTGATTTTTACGGTTGTCACTTATCATCCTCCTCTTTGACTTGTGCGTCTGTTGCGTCCTGTTGTGCGGTTGCCATTTGTAACGCCTGATACAGGGCTGTTTTGGCTTCAGGTGACAGGGTGCGCGGGTCTATGGTCTGTGATGCAGGCAACAGGTCTTTGCCATCCACGCCAGATACCTCAGTGACCTTGACCTCGCCCCACTTTTTGCGGCGCAGCTTGCCCATGATCCACTTGCGGACTTCGACGCTTTCCTTGCGCTGGCCTAGCTCTGCGGTTTCCAGTCCGGGGTATCTGCCGTCTATGATGTCTATGAGGTCTTCAGCCATCAAATCCTGCTGAATATCCTTCGCGCGCACGTACTTAGCTTGAAATTCAGCATTTGACGCAAGGTAAATTTTGGTCATGGTTGGCGATGGGAACTTGCCTACCCCGCCATATACGTCTTTGCCTTCCTCGTATATCTGACGCATCGTAAGGCCAGCGACAATGCCCGCGAGGATGAACTCCTCAATCTCATCAGTCCATGCAAAGCGGGGACGCCCCCTGACAACCTTGCGGAACTCAATGATGTTGCTTTCGTCAGTCATTCTCACATCTTAGCACATTTTGAGCGATTTTGACCCGCTTTCCACTGATATTTGCAAAAAATAGTTCCTGACCCCTATTGCAATCGTCACTGATCCGTGAGATAAGGTGGTCATAGGCCGCTGGTGGCCCCCAAACAGGAGATACGGAAATGGACTTCATCGCTCTTCAGGAACTTCAGTCTGAGTTCAACGCCCAGTATGATAGCGTGCGTGAGGCTTATGCCTCCACCGCTCTGGATGCTGATTACGAATCCTACTGCGATTATTGCTGCGATTGTGACCAGAACGGCACGGAACCCAAGTCTTATGACGATTACCGCGCCTCAGCACGCAAGT